GATACCAAAGGTCATACTTGTAATGATCCATTACTAGCACCGGTTTGTGTAAAATCTGTATGTGTTAAACGAAAGTTCGGCATTATATCAGATAATAAACCGGTATGGCCAGCATTATCTGCATTGCAAAAACTAAATATAAAACCTACACCTGAATGGTATTTTACTGTTGTAAATGAGGAAGGACAATCAAAACAAGTGCATGCAAAAAATGTGCATAGAATAGAAAGTCAAAAAGAATTAAGAGCATTACTAATGGAACAGGTACACGTGGTACCACCTACAATAAAAGCTAATGACTTTTATGAAATACTAAAAAACTTATTTGAGAAATCTAAAATAGAAATATTAGAACCTGCAGAAGGAACTAATCCATCTGACATATTAAAAACACATATACAAAACTATATAAACGATCCTAAAGCTGAAGCATATCATTCATTTAAAACCGGAAGACCATTATTGGATGATGAGTATGCTTATTTTTTATATAGTTCATTCTATGATGATTTAAAAACATACGAATGGAAAGAATCTTCCGCTAAAACATCATTGATGATTAAAGCATTATTTCCTAGTAAAAAACCAGAAGAACAAGCTAAGTTTGACCACAGTAAAAAATTTCCTGGAAAAGATTCTGACAACAAACAATATCCACCATTAAAAACTTTACGAATACCATTAAAATATTTTGAAAGTGAAGAAGAAGTTAATGAAAAAATAGAATTTGAAAGTGAAAAAAATATTGTATGATTTATAAATACTATGGACCACCTGGTACAGGTAAAACATTTAAATTAATTAGTAGAGCTAAAGCATACGCAAGATTAGGAATACCACTTCATAAAATAGGTTACTTTGCATTTAGTAAAAAAGCTGCTGGTGTTGCAAAAGAAAGAATGCCTGCAAGTGATAAAAACTTGCCTTATTTTCAAACGTTACATTCTTTTTGTTTTAATTATTTAGATTTAAACAAAGAAGATATTATGCAACCTTATCACTATGAAAAATTTGGTAAGGAAATAAATGTAAAAGTAAAATACGCAGACAAATATAACAAAGAAGAAATTAATTATCTAACTTGTGACAATCCTTATTTTCAATTAATACATAAAGCAGTTAACAAATGTATAACTGTTAGAGAAGAATATAAATTATGGGAACATAATCCTAAAGAAATATCATGGGGAACTTTAAAATATATTAGTGACAATTTAGTAGAATATAAAAATGTTAAAAATTTATATGATTTTAATGATTTAGTTGATTTAACAATTAAATCTAAAAACAAAGAAGATTTTCCTACATTCAAAGCAGTATTTATAGATGAAGCTCAAGATTTATCACCATTACAATGGAAACTATTTGATGTATTTAAACAAAAATCAGAAGATGTATATCTTGCAGGAGATGATGACCAAGCCATATTTGTATGGGCTGGTGCAGATGTAGAAAGATTTATTAAAGAACCGGCTAAAGAAAGGGTCTTAAAGTACTCAAAACGTGTGTCTAGAACCGTCCAGGAGGAGTCTCAGAAGCCAATTGAAAGAATTTTAGGTATAAGGAAGGAAAAACATTATTTACCCAGAGATTTTGAAGGAGAATCATTAACTATATCTAATTTAAATCAAATAGATTTAACTAAGGGTAAGTGGTTAATATTAAGTAGAACTATATCTAAACAATTAAAAATAGCTAAAGAATTAAAAAAGAAAAATTTATATTATCAAACCAACAAAGGTAAAAGTTTTAATGTTGGAATGTATAATGCAGCAATAGCTTATACTAAATGGATACGTGAAGGTAAATTAGAAGAAAAAGAAATTAATGACGTAAGAGATTTTATTCCTAATGGTAATTGGGATCCTGAAAAAAATTGGTATGATATTTTTGTTAGTGATCAGAAAGAAAAACTGTACATAAAAAATATGTTAGACAATAAAGAAAATTTAAATGATAAAGCTAGAATATGGCTATCTACTATACATGCAGCAAAAGGTGGAGAAGAAGATAATGTAATTTTATGTTTAGATATGGGAAATAAAATTCTTAAATCTATTAAACGCAGTCAACAAAGAAATGATGAAGAGCATAGAGTCTGGTACGTAGGAACCACAAGGGCAAGAAATAACCTATACAAACTAAAAGCAAAAATAAAAAGAACGGGGTATCAATTATGAGAGTTTTAACATCAGATATATTTTTAACATTCTGTATATGGTTTTTTATTATGGAGGTAATTAAATGACAAACAAAAAAGATTGGGATGAAGCATTCCCAAAAGACAAACAAGTTGGAGGATCACATTATAAACAATTCTCTATTCAACCATGGACGTTCATAAGAAAAAATGAACTTAATCCATTTCAAGCTAATGTAATTAAATATGTCTGTAGATATTTAAACAAAAATGGTGTAGAAGATATAAACAAGATCAAACACTATTGTGATTTAGAAATAGAACATATGAAAGATAAAAAATGATCATACCTCAAACAGAATGGTTAGTGCCTACAGAGTATCCTGATCTAAGATCAGCAGAAGAAATTGCTATTGACTTAGAGACACGTGATCCAGACTTAAAGAAACTGGGTTCAGGAGCCATCACAAGTAATGGTGAGGTTGTAGGTATAGCTGTTGCTGTTGATGGTTGGAAAGGTTACTTTCCTATAGCACATGAGATAGGTCCAAACTTAGATCGTAAAAAAGTTTTAGATTGGTTTACTGATGTCTGCTCATCGCCTGCTACAAAAATATTTCATAACGCTATGTATGACGTATGTTGGATACGTAATTTAGGTATAAAAATCAATGGTTTAATAGTAGATACTATGATTGCAGCTAGTCTTATAGATGAAAATAGATTTTCTTATACTTTAAATACTATGTCATGGGCTTATCTTAACAAGGGTAAGAATGAAGCTAGACTAATTGAAGCTGCAAAAGAAAGAGGACTAGATGCAAAAGCAGAAATGTGGAGATTACCTGCTATGGAAGTTGGATCGTATGCAGAACAAGATGCATCACTTACATTAGAACTTTGGCAAAAATTTAAAAAAATAATTATTGAAGATGATTTACAAAAAATATTTAATCTTGAGACAGATCTGTTTCCTTGTCTGGTCGATATGCGCTTCCTAGGGGTGCGGGTAGATGTCGAGAAAGCCAATCAATTGAAAACAGCACTGGCAATAAAAGAACAAAACTTAATACAACAAATAAAAATAGAAACAGGAGTAGAAGTTCAGTTAATGGCTGCAAGAAGTATTGCTCCACTTTTTGATAAATTAAATTTACCTTATTCAAGAACTGAGAAATCTGATGAGCCATCATTTACTAAAAACTTTCTTGTTACACATAAACATCCTGTAGTACGTATGATAGCAGAAGCAAGAAAAATAAACAAGGTTAGAACTACATTTATTGATTCTATTATTAAACATGAATACGGAGGTAGAATACACTCAGACATAAATCAAATTAGATCTGATGATGGTGGTACAGTTACAGGTAGATTTAGTTATTCTAATCCAAACCTACAACAAATTCCAGCACGTGATCCAGATACAGGACCACTAATAAGAAGTTTATTTATACCAGAAGAAGGGTGCAGGTGGGGTACATTTGACTACTCGCAACAGGAACCAAGGCTTGTCGCACACTATGCATTAAAATTTCAACTACCTTCTGTAAATGATATTGCAGATTCATATGAAAATGATTCTTCAACAGACTTTCACAAAATTGTAGCTGAGATGGCAGACATACCTAGATCACAAGCCAAAACAATTAATCTTGGTTTGTTTTATGGTATGGGTAAAGCAAAGTTAATGAATGAATTAGATTTAACAAAAGATAAAGCTGATGATCTTTTTAAAAGATATCATGGTAAAGCTCCATTTGTAAAACAATTAATGAATAAAGTTATGAACGCAGCATTAAACAAAGGACAAATAAAAACATTACTAGAAAGACGTTGTAGGTTTCCTAAATATGAACCTATTTTAAAAGGTAACGATTGGGGTAAATACATACCAGCAGAAGATGAAGAACGTATGAAAGAATTACAAGAAATGGGACCAATACTAAAAGACTTTGAAGGTAATATAATAAAAGAAAAAGATGGTAAACCTAAAAAAAATTATTGGCATAACAATCCAACACGTAGAGCTTTTACATACAAAGCTTTAAATAAATTAATTCAAGGGAGTGCTGCAGACATGACAAAAAGAGCAATGGTAAACTTATATAAAGAAGGATATTTATCGCATATACAGATACATGACGAACTTGATTTTTCTATTGAATCAAAAGAACAAGCTGATAAGATAAAAAAAATAATGGAACAAGCAGTAGATTTGGAAGTTCCTAATAAAGTTGATTATGAATCTGGACCTAACTGGGGAGAGATAAAATAAATTATGGCTTATTTAAATGCGGACATACCACCTATCTACTGTAAAATACGTAAGGAGTATTTATATGACTTGGAAAAACATCAAGGAGAATCTGTTGACTGCTGTGTCTTTAGTGTGGTCTCTATTACAGATAGGGCTCTCTTATTTAATATTATGTTACCAAACGGTGCATGCTTTTGGCGTTTACCTATATCAGCGTTTTTTCAAGAAAAATTTAACAGAAAAGACGTACCAGATATCCCAATCGACAATCTTCAATTATGGAATTGTTTTAGTTATTATCCTAGTGTTCACTGCTTTAGTTTTTTAAGAGGTAAACGTGGTAAATATTTTGGTAAAGACAAAATAAATTATCCGTTTGAATATTTATTTACTATTGACTGGGGACATCCAGATAGTAATATACTAGATACTGAGCATTCTGAGATTCCTGCGGAACACAAGTGTGCTCACATACTTGCTTTAGATAATGGCAATTATGCAGCACAACCTAACAATAGAATACTGTGGGATGCTCCAAATTACACTACTAAAAGAGAAGTGCCAGATTATAGCGTCCAAACTACAAAATGGAATGTAGAAAATAAAGATTGGTTGACTGAAGATAGTAATAAAATGTTTTATACAACAGAGGATAAAAAATGAGTTTAAATATATGTATAGATTGTTCTTTTGAAAAAAAAAGATGTCAATGTGTTGCCGATATACCAGAACCAATTAAAATTAGTTGGTGGAAAAAAATTATTAATTGGTTTTTCTAGTAATATGGAGTGCTACAGGATGGATTATAGATTTACAGCTATACTTATTATCATGATATGTTTGTTAACTTTTTTTGGAGCACCAGTTAAATGATTGATAAATATATTATAAAATTTTGTGAAATTATTGATAATTCTTTTGTGTGGTTAGATAATTTGTTTGCACCTAGATGTAAATGTAAGAGAAAAAAAAATGAAAAAAACAATTAAAAAACAAAGCACACCTACTCTTATAAATGTATTGGTCCAAGCTGTTAATGACATGAGTGGTAAATTACACAGAGTACACAAAGATGTAGAAAAAAATTCTAAAGATATTAACGATTTAAAATTACAAATTAGTTTTAGTAAAGGTGCTGTAAAAGTATTGCTTTGGTTAGCTGGTACAATTACAACTATCATAGCTGTATTTCAATGGATAGGAACTAGATGAAAATAAGTGAAAATACATCTGTAAGCATGCCTGTAAAAAATATGTTAATGATTATTGCTGGTGTAGTAGCTGGTGTGTTTGCATACACAGAAATTACAGCAAGACTAACAAGCCTTGAGACATCAAGAGAACTATTCCAGGCTGATCTCCTAAAGAAAAGTGAACAGTTACCAACAGACCAAGAGCAATATATGTTGATAGAAGATTTGTATAAGACAACAGAAAAATTAGAGATAACTCAAGAACAAAATATGACGAACAAGGTTAATATAGAATTTTTAAAAGCACAACTAGAAAAAACATTAGCTGATGTGGAACAATTAAAAGATAAGGTAAGAGCAAATGGCAACGGGACGTATTAATAAAAAAGTATTAGAACATATTGCTCATATAAATAGAGAAACTAAACAAATGCAGCTATCAATAGATTTAAAAAAAGAAGTTGAAACTGGCAAACATGGTACACAAAAATATGTACTAAAGCAAGGGCCTAACAAAGGTAAGGTTTTATGACTGAGATCGTTGTAGCACTGCTAATGATTGTTAATGGAGAAATTAAAGAACACAGAATACAAGACAGTATGTCTAAATGTTTAAAAGGTAAAAGGGTTGCAATGCGTTCAAATACTGGTACTAATGTAGAGTATCAATGCCTTAAATCTATGGCAGAAACTGAAATTTATATGGGTGAAAAATCTATAAAAAAACTTATACTTCAATAAAAAAATATGCAACTTTCCAAACACTTTACTCTTAAAGAGATGACAGCTTCTATGGTAGCTCGTAGAAAAGGTATAGACAATACACCAGGGTCTGGTGAGATTAAAAGTTTAGGTGATCTTTGTTATGAAATTTTAGAACCACTACGTGCACATTTTGACAAGCCAGTTACCATCACCAGCGGCTACCGTTCAGAGGCGTTGTGTGAAGCAATCGGCAGTAAAAAGACGTCACA